CGCCATTCAGAATGGCAACTCGCTGGACCCCCCCACTCCCCTCATTGGGACGGGCGGGGCCCAGAATCCTCGTGGAACCAAGTTCCACGTACCTCCATAAATTGGAGGATTACTACTGCGAATTTCGCAGTTGCGCCTCAATATTTGAGAGGCGTGTCTCTCCTGGTTTCCAGGAGAAGGTCTTGAGGGTGCGCAACGCACCCGCATTCTTGGATCAATTTGAACCAAGACAACAGAAGTCTTTACTTCTGAGAAACTTGTACTACCGTACAAGTAGACATTTTGCAACAAAGTTGCAATTGGAACTCGACCAGGGCAAACTTGGCCGGGTCAGGCAGTGGTGGCATACAGCCGACGCCACTGTCCTGCCTCTACTAATTAGTTCTGTAGAGGAACCGGCCCACGATGAGGTGGACCATCTAACGCGCTGGGCGTTAGAAAACTGTGCAAACAATTATGCACTGTTTCAGAGGGATTTTAAATCCCTCAAGAAGGCAATGCGCAAAGCATTTGCCCTCAAGGGACACATTGATGATGTTCCGTGTAAGGCAACAATGTTGCCTTACCTAAGATCCTGTCAAAAGAAGCAGGATTTTGACGGACCTACCGATTTTGGTAGGTACGTGTTGCTCTGGACTCAAACCAGGGCCACAGGGCTCGCAGACAATAAAATGCTGCGGGCCTCCATTGAGAAATTCATCTCAACGGTGTCTACACCTTCTGAGAAGGTGCAGATGGACCCAGCAGTTCTGATTGAAACGCTGGGTGGAGCGAGGGACGCTGATCCCTCGAAGGCGGTCCTATCAGTTGGGACCACCGCGTGTTTGGAAAAGACGCGCGCGAAAGGTGGAAAGACCACATTTCTCCAGCAACTTGCGAGAAGCAAGTCGCTAAAGGCTCGATACAACTTCGAGACCTTGGAGCCGGAGTATATTACTCCGACCCCCGTTCGAACATCAGAAGATGTTCTGAATTGGGCGGTGCATAATATTTTGCACCACCCTGCATACGTACGTTGTGTACGCGTGCACGTCGTCGCGGAGCCTGGAAAGGCCAGGACGATAACGGTCGCACCATATGCGTACCAGGTTCTCATGGGCATTTTTGCACATGTATACCAAGCAACCCTTAAATCGAAAGGGGTGCAATCCGGTCTGCGTGCAGACCGCCATCTGTGGAGATTTCTCCAACAGACCCTCAATCCTCAGAATGAGAATTGGGACACACTACAGGAAGGTAATGTGTATGCCCTCTCGACGGATTTGTCGGAGGCAACTGACTTTGGTAACAAAGATGTAGCCAGAGAGGTCTTACATTATATGATAAGACTAACCCCAGGAATGCCCAGGGGTTTGTCAGTGCTCATGAAAACACTGTATTGCTCAAAGCGTTACTGCTTTGTGCCACAGGGCCAAGGTTTTGGCCTTGTCACAGCCAAGAGGTCTTGGTTGATGGGCGACATGATGACAAAATTCATGTTGACTGTAGTCCATGACTACTGTTGCAGACTGAGTCTGCTATCCACCTACACATTAGTGGGGGATGATGAGATAGCTTTAAGCTCTCACCACAAGCAATTGAGCAATCATTTGCTTAACCTTGAAAAGTTTTTCAAGATCTCAGAGGATGACACATACATCTCTGAACACTTCGCATTTTACTGCGAAGAGGGTACCATCTTGCCGCAATACGCGCATGATACCAACCACGTCCGTATGAGACGGGGCAAGGAGCTATTATATTTAGACTACCCAAGGATCAGACTACTGATCCCAACGCAACTGGAGACAGATGCGTACTCTGCCACGAATCAAGGCAGATTCGCCCTCCTAGGAAAGGAGTCGCGATGGGTTAACCAAGTTAACCAAGACGCCAGGCTTCATTTTGCTATGGCGTCGCTGTACCAACACATTTTGGTACCGCAGGACAGAGACACCCTCTGCCCATTCACTCC